TGCAACTACAAATGCCTCGGTACGAAATCTAAATATCATAAATAACACCACCGGAACTGCAACACAAAGTCTCGGTGTTGGTATTGAATTTGAATCAGAAACAAGTACAACAGAAAATACAACCGTCGGTTTCCTTGATTATGTATGGACAACACATACAAATGGAAGTGAATGGGGACAAACTGAAATAGTGCTGAAAGATACAGGAACTTCTGTTCGTTCTCATATGTTTGCTCCAGGTGTTATTGGTTCATTCAATGGTGGACTTACGGCCGCTACACCACAACTCGGTGACTTTACAGGTGCTTATCCAGAATATAAAGTATATGCATCGGGTAGTACAACAGACGGAACCCAAACATCACTTCAATTTAATGTTTGGAATAACACGGCCGGCCTTGCTGTTCCAAATGATACAACTTGGATGTTTACTTCGTATATTGTGGCAAGAAGACAAGATGCTGATAATGAAAGCGCCGCCTATTGGTTACAAGGTGCTATTGATAATAATGCAGGGAGCGTTGCTCTTGTAGGCGCAGTCAATCAAACCGCCATAGAAGATACAGTTGCTTGGAACGCAACAGCAGTTGCTCTTGGTAGTAGATTAGTCTTACGAGTAACAGGTGAAGCTGCAAAAACAATTTATTGGAATGCGGTAACCCATATCGTTCAAGTTAGTGGATAAGGAGTAACATAATGTCAAATTGGTCAAGAGATTCATACGGCGTAAGAACCCTTTCAGAAGTAAGTGCGAGTGCTGCAATTAGTGATGGTACACTCACATTAGATTTGAGTGCCGCCGGTGTTTTTTATGTTAGTCTAAATGCTGCAATAACAACACTTACAATATCAAATACTCAAACTGCAGGTTCATCTGCATTTACACTTATATTTACTGCCGATGGAACACCGAGAACCGTAACATGGGGTGGGAGTATTTTGTGGCCAGGTGGAACTGCGCCAACACTTACTTCAACAAATGGTAAAGAAGATATATTTTCTTTTGTAACGATAGATGGTGGTACGACTTGGTTTGCTTTTAACGGTGGACAGAACTTTTAAGGTGTAACTATGCCATTTATAAAAAATATATCGTTAAAAAGAAGAAAATCAGCAGCCGGGCCATCCATTGTAAATTATAATCTATACTCATGGGGAGTTGGGACAGATGGTCAAATGGCAGACCCATCGGTATCAAGTATACAACCGGGACTTGCTTTTTCTGGTTCATACGTTAGTGCCAGTTGTGATTTATCTACAAATCTACCATCAGTATTTTTAATAAAAAACGACGGAACACTGTGGGCATGGGGAACCAATACATCTGGACAACTTGGAGACGGAACCGTTGTTTCTAAATCATCTCCTGTTCAAATCGGAACTAATACGGACTGGTCATCTATTTCTGCTGGTATTAATCATACCGTTGCAATAAAAACAAACGGAACACTATGGGCATGGGGAGCAAATGCAAATGGTCAACTTGGTCAAAATAATACCATACCTAGAAGTTCACCCGTTCAAATAGGAACGGGAACGGATTGGTCAGTCATATCGTCTGTTGGTGGAAATAGTTTTACAATGGCCATAAAAACAAATGGAACTTTGTGGGGATGGGGAACTAATAGTTCAAGTCAATTAGGTGATGGTAGTAACGCAAACAGAAGTTCACCTGTTCAAATAGGAACTGATACAAATTGGTCAAGAGTTTCTGTTGGATTTTCATATACAATGGCCATAAAAACAAATGGATCTCTGTGGGGATGGGGAACTCAGGCTCAAGGTCAACTGGGTGCAAACGATACCACTGCAAAGTTGACACCAACACAAGTATCTGCGGACACGAACTGGTCAATTGTTTGCTCAAACTTTCAAACTACTCACGCAATAAGAACAAATGGTACTTTGTGGTCATGGGGTTTAAATACATCCGGTCAAATCGGAGATGAAACGGTAACAAATAAAAGTTCACCTGTTCAAATAGGAACTGATACAAACTGGCTGAATGTCTTTCAAGGACCCCACGCAATAAAAACAAGTAGAACATTGTGGGGATGGGGTTCAAACGCTAGATATAGGATTGGTGATAAAACTCTTATAAATAGATCTTCTCCTGTTCAAATAGGTTCCGATGCCGATTGGGATATTATTGCTGGTAATCTTAACGGAGAATCAATTGGAGTAAAAACAAATTATTCTATTTATTCGTGGGGAAAAAATTCGATCTATACATCGGATAGTGGGAGAATCTCTTACAGAAATTCTCCTGTACAAGTGCCAACATCTACAAATTGGAAAAAAATTGGAGTACAACGGACAAATGGTTCTGAGTTTCTTTCATTTGGTATAAAATCAGATAACACATTGTGGGTATGGGGAATGAGTCCAAACGGTTCACTCGGAAATAATACATCAAACGTTGGACACGATTCTCCTGTACAAATTGGTACAAACGTATGGGCGAGTGCCTCATTCTCTGGATGGAATGGCGCGGCAGTCAAAACTGATGGAACGTTGTGGGTTTGGGGTACTAATAATGTAACTAATGGTCAGGGACAATTAGGAACTCCTGATACAACTGCAAGGTCTTCTCCAATACAATTAGGTTCCGATACAAATTGGAACGATGTTTCTGCTGATATTACAATGGTAGCACGAAAAAATGATGGTTCTCTTTGGGCATGGGGTAGTAATTATCACGGTATGTTGGGTTCACCTAATGTAACAAGTCCAATATTAATAACATCAGATACTTGGAGTTCTATTGGTGCTGGTGTAAGTTACTCAATTGCTATAAAAAGTAATGGTACATTGTGGGGATGGGGTCTAAATAATAATGGTCAACTTGGAGACGGAACAATTATATCAAGAAGTTCACCTGTTCAAATTGGAACTTTAACAAATTGGTCATCTGTTTCTGCTGGTATTAACTATGTAATTGCTACAAAAACCGATGGAACTCTTTGGGGATGGGGACTTGGAACATCTGGACAACTTGGAGACGGAACCGTTGTTTCTAAATCATCTCCTGTTCAAATAGGAACAGACACAAATTGGTCATCTTCTTCTTGTGGTCAAAATCATACTCTTGCTGTAAAAACAACAGGAACACTTTGGTCGTGGGGTCTTAACTCTTCTGGTCAACTAGGAGACGGTACAGTCGTAAGTAGAAGTTCTCCGGTTCAAATAGGAACTCTTACAAATTGGTCATCTGTTTCTTCAGCAGGTGCATATTCAATAGCTACAATATCAAACGGTACACTTTGGGCATGGGGACTTGGAACATCTGGACAACTTGGAGACGGAACCGTTGTTTCTAAATCATCTCCTGTTCAAATCGGAACAGATACGGACTGGTTATATGGTTTTGCCGGCAGTTCATTTACAATTGCAATTAAAACAAATCAAACACTTTGGTCATGGGGACTTGGAACATCTGGTCAACTTGGAGACGGTACCGTTGTTTCTAAATCATCTCCTGTTCAAATCGGAACAGATACGGATTGGATATTTGCTACTCCAAGACCAAACGGTACTGCGTTTGCTATAAAAAGTAATGGTACATTGTGGGGTTGGGGTGTAAATAGCACTGGTCAATATGCAAATTATAATAATGTATCAAGATCTTCTCCTATTCAGATACTTTCAGATAAGACATGGAAATCAATAACAACTACATTGGTTACCGTAACAACGGGACAACACATCATGGCAATAGATTCTTCTAATAATTTATATACATGGGGATCAACAAATGCCGGAGGACAACTTGGTCAAAATAATGTTTTTAACTATACCTCTAACAGTTTTACTCCAATACAAATTATGTCTGGTTCTTATTTTACATCATTTAATTCTGTAAATGGTGCATATGGGACAACTGTTACTACTGCCCATGCCGCTGGCTTTGCAGTAAAATCTGATGGAACTTTATGGGCATGGGGAAGAAATGCACAGGGCCAATTGGGCGATGAAACAACAACAAATAGAAGTTCTCCTGTTCAAATAGGAACTGATACAAACTGGTCAAAAGTGTTTTCGGCAAATTCTTTTACTATGGCTATCAAAACAACAGGAACTCTATGGGGTTGGGGGATTAATGATTTTGGTCAACTCGGTCGAAATGACATAGTAAATAGAAGTTCTCCTGTTCAAATAGGAACTGATACAAATTGGTCGGATGTTGTTAGTTCTTGGCGGACAGTATATGCTTTAAAAACAAATAAAACACTTTGGGCGTGGGGAAATAACGTGTATGGTCAAATTGGAGATGGTACACTTGTAAATAAATCATCTCCTGTTCAAATCGGCTCTGATATTGATTGGGAATCAATCGGTTGTACGGTTAATGCTGCGATTGGTATAAAAACTACATAAAAATATGTAATATATTTTGTATATTGTATATTATTGAAAATAAAATAAGGTTTCGTAAAAAAATGAAAAGAAGAGTAGACAAAATAGAACCGGGTCAAATGCACCCACTTGATATTGCACTTCAAGCTTCCATCAATGGACATCCTGAAATTAGTGAAGATATTTTACGAGCTCAACCACAAGATGACCTTCGGGTTCTTTTCAATCTTGGTTGGCACGAAATGAGACATGGTAACCTCAAAAAGGCGATGGAACACTTCAACTACGGTCGGTATATTGATGTATTTGGTTTACCACCGATTCAAGGTAAAATTTGGAAAGACGAACCATTGGAAGGAAAGACACTTTTATTCAGATGTGAAGGCGGTTATGGCGACCAAATTCTAAACTTCAGATTTGCAGAAAGATTCAAAGAGATGGGTGCAAAAGTTTTGATTTCTTGTGCCCCTGAATTAAAAGAAGTATTTGCACGTCATGGATATATTTGTATTGATAATGAAATTGTTTCTGGTGCTCATTATGACTATTGGGTTCCTGCAATGTCTGCCGCTTACATTCTGAATATGGAATATGAAGATCTTGATGGTTCACCATTCTTGACACCACTTGAACCTCGTAAATTATTCTCAAAGAAAGGCTCACTAAAAGTTGGTGTTCGTTGGTCGGGCAGTCCTGACTTTGAAGATGAACAACATCGTAGATTTGACCCAAATCTTATGATTGACCTCCACGATATTCCAAATACAACATTCTATTCACTCCAACGTGATGAAAACTTGGTTGATGGTCTACCGTTTGGTGATATGAGAGAACAAATGAAATCATGGGAAGATACTGCAAATATTATAGCAGGATGTGATCTCATCATTAGTTCATGTACCTCTATTGCCCATATGGCGGCATCTATGGGTAAACCAACTTGGGTTCTAACTCCGATTATGCCTTACTATACATGGGCAGTTCCTGGTGATGGTTCACGGTGGTATGATTCAGTAAATTTATATCGTCAAGTAAAATATGGTGAATGGGACGTTCCATTCCAAAAGATTAGAGAAGACCTCACTAAAATGGCGGAAGAATGGAAAACAAAAGAATAATTCTTGATGTAGTCATCAGAACTCACGATAAAAGAGAAATACACGTATCAAAAGAACCGAGATATTGTAATACAGATAAAACAACTCTTATTCTAAAATCAATTCGTTCTCTTGTAGATAGTTGTAATAATACCGACTACGATATAACGTATTGGTGGTACGATGACCATTCGTCTCCACAAACAATAGATGAAATCCATAACATATTCAAAACCGCAATTCATCAATACAACTACATACCGTTGGAAGAAGAAGGATGGAACGCAAGTGGATTGGCTCAATTTGAACGTGGTAGAGATTCTAATGCAGATTTGATCTACTTTGTAGAAGATGATTATCTCCACTATCCAACTGCCATAGATGAAATGGTTGATGCCTATTACACGTTCAAAGAAAATTTAGGCAAAGAAATTGCAATTCACCCTTTTGATGACCCTGATAATTATCTTCCAAAATGGATAGAACCTTGCCGTATTGTCTATGGTAAAGGAAGAAGGTGGAGAACAAATTATTACTCAACATTTACATTCATGTGCAATCCTCAACTTGTAAAACGATATTGGAGTTTATTTTATACAATGGCAACTGAGTATGGTACTCTTTGGGGTGAGATAAATAATGTTCACGAAGGAACAATGGTAAATAAAATATGGAGAGAAGATGTTACACTCTTTACACCAATTCCGTCGGTAGCACTACACGTACAATATGAAGCACAAAAAGATCCATACTTGGATTGGAAAGAACTTTGGGAAAGTATAAAAATATGAGTAAAGAATTTCAATACACATCAGATTGGTTTACAAAAAGTATATCTGAACTTCTTTGTTTTACAAAAACATCAATGGTTGACATAAAGTCACCAAAGGTTTTGGAAATTGGTGCTTATGAGGGGTTATCCTCTCGGTGGTTCATAGAAAATATCTTGAAGGGAGATGACTCTGTATTACATTGTGTTGATACATGGGAAGGTAGTATAGAACACAAACGTGGAGATTTTGATTTGGATAATCTTTACAATAGGTTCCTCCACAATATGTCAGACCACATAGAGTCGGGTAAATGTATTCATCATCGTGGTATGTCAAAAGATATTTTACCAAAACTAATAAATGAAGGACATCAGTTTGACCTCATATTTGTAGATGGAAGTCATGTATCATGTGATGTTATGATTGATGCGATGTTATCATATCTACTTCTAAACCCCGGTGGTATTCTTGTCTTTGATGATTATGTGTGGGGATTAAATGATATGCCATATTGTAACATACCACACTCTGTTGTTGAGTTTCTAAAACAATCGTTTGTTCCAACCGGTAAACTAAAATTGATTTATGCTCAAGTAATGGCAACATTTCAAAAGATAGAATAAATAAATCTACATATTTATATCTATAACAAATATCATTAGATGGATTTATAGATTATGAGATACGTTAATATAAAAGACAATCAGATTGTAGATGGCCCAAGAACTCTTCCTATTAATTGGGAAAATATTTCAAATTTCTATGTATTAGATGACCAAACATTAAAATCTTATGGATGGTTGCCATATAGATTTGAATCTATACCATTATTAGACGGTGAAACTTACAATGGGACAACCATTAGTATTGGTGAAAATGAGGTAGTTGAATATCAACAAAAAAGACAAAAAACCGAACAAGAAATTTCCGATGAAATCTCAAGTATGTGGGAGAATGTCCGTTCACGTAGAAATATAGAACTACAAGAATCTGATTGGACACAACTCATAGATGTTCCATTGTCTACTGAAAAAAAACAAGAATGGGAATCTTACCGTAAAGATTTAAGGGAT